GGCTCACGCGCAACCTTCTACTTCAAGCGGCGGAGGCAGTGAATGGCTTGGAGTCAACAGCAACTCGATGCGATTGAAGCCGCCATCGCCAGCGGCGAGCTGACCGTCCACTTCGGCGACCGCACGGTCACTTACCGCTCGATGGACGATCTTCTCAAGGCACGCGCCGTAATGAAGGATGCGCTTGAAAGCGAAGCGGGCACGGCGCCGGATCGCTTCAGCTTCGCCCAGACCAGCAAGGGATGAACTGGCTCGACAAGGCTATCGCGTGGGTGGCGCCGGAGGTGGGCCTGCGCCGGTTGCGCGCGCGCCGCGCCGCTGAGCTGGTGCGGCTGGCCTACGAGGGCGCCCGGACGGGCCGGCGCACCGACGGCTGGATCACCACCGGCAACTCGGCCAACGCCGAGATCGCGCAGGCGCTTACGAAGCTGCGCGAGCGCTCACGGGATCTTATCCGCAACAACCCATACGCCGCGCGGGCCGTGGCGGAGGTCGTGGGCAACGCCATCGGCACTGGGATTACGGCGCAGGCGCGCACCGGCGACCCGAACCTGAACCGCGAGATCGATCGCGCATGGTCGGAATGGATTGAAGAGTGCGATGCGGACGGCCAGCTCGATTTCTACGGCATCCAGGCGGTGGTCGCCCGGACGGTGTTTGAGAGCGGGGAGTGCTTGGTTCGATTCCGGCAACGGCGGGATGGCGACGGCTTGAAGGTTCCTGTCCAGTTGCAGGTTCTGGAGCCTGACTACCTGGATCAGTCGAAGACGCAGAAGACGGAGACGGGCTACATCATCCAAGGCGTCGAGTTCGACCTGGTGGGCCGGCGCATCTACTACTGGCTGTTTGGCAGCCATCCCGGAGAGGTCACGCAGACGTCATTGCGCGGGAGCCTCACGAGCGCCCGTGTGCCGGCCTCCGAGGTGCTGCACGTCTATCGCAAAGACCGGCCCGGTCAGGTGCGAGGGGTGCCGTGGCTGGCGCCGGTCGTCATTACGCTGCGCGACCTCGATGAGTACGAGGAAGCTGAGCTGGTGCGCAAGAAGATCGAGGCCTGCTTCGCGGCCTTCGTCACCCAGCCGCACGGCCCCGAAGGTCCCAGCATCGGGCCGGCGGCCACCGAGCCGGCTACCGGCAAGCGGATCAAGTCGTTCGAGCCGGGCATGATCGAGTACCTCAGGCCGGGTGAGGAGATCACATTTTCGACGCCGAGCCATGTGGCCGGTTACCGGGATTACGTCGCCGCCAAGCAAGCCACCATCGCCACCGGTTTGCAGCTCACCTACGAACAGTTGACCGGGGACCTTTCGCGGGTGAACTACTCCTCCTACCGCGCCGGCTTGCTCAGCTTCCGCAACGGGATCGAAGCCTTCCGGTGGCTCGTGTTCATCCCGATGTTCTGCATCCCCGTGTGGGACCGCTTCTTGGCCGTAGCCTTCACGGCCGGGGTGATCTCGCGGCCGGGACCGTTCAAGGCCGAGTGGACGCCGCCGGGTTTCGGCAGCGTCGATCCCTACAAGGACTCGCTGGCGACGCTCAACCGCATCCGCACGGGCACGCTGACCCTGCGCCAGGCCATCGCCGAGCAGGGTTACGACCCGGACGCGCAGCTGGAACAGATCGCCGAGATCAACCGCGTCCTGGACGAGCGCGGCATCGTGCTTGACTGCGATCCGCGGCGGGTGACGCAGAGTGGGACCCAGCAGAAGGAGCTTACCTCATGAGTGAATCCAAGTTTCCCTGGCGCGAGCGGCTGGAAGCACAGTTTGAGACGCTCGCTCCAGCCGACCATGACGAACGCACGGCGACGCTCACCTGGTACACCGGCGCCGCCGTCCGGCGCTACGACGCGCGCGGTCCTTACGAGATGCGTTTTTCGATGGAGCCGGGCGCGGTGCGGCTGGAGCGGTTGGCGAGCGGCTCGGCGCCGCTTCTCAACTCTCACCGCGACTACACCGTGGCCGACGTGATCGGCGTGATCGCCAAAGCCTGGATCGAAAGCGGCGCGGGCAAGGCCGTGGTCCGGTTCTCCAAGCGCGAGGACGTCACCCCGATCTGGCGGGACGTCGAGGACGGCATCCTGCGCAACGCCTCGATGGGCGTGGCCATTCACGCGCTCAAGGACGTGACGCCTGAGGGAGCCGCCCTGCGCCAGATCCTGGTCACCGACTGGGAACCCGAGGAGGTCTCGCTGGTGCCGATCGGCGCCGACCCGGGCGCGGGATTCAAGTTCGAACGGGCAACTGGCCCACAGGAGCAAACGATGGAAGAGACCATCACCGAAACGGGCGGAGAAGCCCGTAACGAAGTGAACGTGGATGCGGAGCGGCAGGCCGCGGCGCTGGCCGAGCGGACCCGCATCCTGGAGTTGGACAAGATCGGACGAGCGGCCAAGCTCGACGCCTGGCTCATCGCCGAGCACATTGAGCGCGGCACCGCGGTCGAGGAGTTCCGCCGGCTGGCGCTCGATGAGCTGGCGCGGCGAAGCGAAGAGACGCCCATTCGCAGCGCCACCGCCGTGGTAACCCGCGACGAGGCGGACACGCGGCGCGCCGGGATCGCGGCCTCGCTGCTTCACCGCTATGACCCGAAGCTGTTCCCGCTCAAGGATGACTTGGGCAGGGACTGGCTTGGCATGACGCTGCTTGACCTGGGGCGGGAGTGCCTGGAGGCCGCCGGCACGCGCACGCGGCGCCTGAGCCGCAACGAAATCGCCAAGCTGGCGCTCGCGACCTCAGACTTCCCCTACATCCTGGCGGACGTGGCCAACAAGACCCTGCGCCAGGCTTACGAGGCGTACCCGCGAACGTTCTTGCCGTTTTCGCGGCGGCGCACGGCGGCCGACTTCAAGAACATCAACGCGCTTCAGCTCGGCGAGTCGCCGGCGCTCCAGAAGGTGAACGAGAAGGGCGAGTTCACCTACGGCTCGATCGCCGAGTCTAAGGAGACCTATAAGCTGGCGACCTACGGGCGCATCGTGGGGATCACCCGCCAGGTGATCATCAATGACGATCTGGGCGCCTTCACGCGCATCCCGGCAGGCTTCGGCGTAGCGGCGGCCACGCTCGAGAGCGACACGGTCTGGGGCATCATCACTTCGAATCCCGCGATGGGCGACGGCGTGGCCCTGTTCCACGCCAACCACGCGAACCTCAACACCGGTTCAGGCAGCGCCTTGGGCTTGACGGGCTTGGGCGCGGGCATGGCCGCCATGGCCAAACAGAAGGGCCTGGACGGCGCCACCACGCTGAACGTGCAGGCGCGGTACCTGGCCGTGCCGGTGGCGTTGCAGCTCACCGCTTTTCAGCTTGTGGCGGCGAACCTGGCGCCGGCGCAGACGACCAACGTGGTGCCCGAATACATCCGGGCGCTCACGCCGGTGGCCGAGCCGCGCCTGGACGCGGCGAGCACGACGGCGTGGTACCTGTTCGCCTCGCCCGATCAGATCGACACCATCGAATACGCCTATCTCGAAGGACAGGACGGCGTGTACATCGAGACGCGCCAGGGCTTTGAAGTGGACGGCGTTGAGATCAAGGCGCGGCTGGACTTCGGCGCCAAGGCGATCGACTGGCGCGGAATGCAGAAGAACGCGGGCGCCTAAGGAGGAACGACGTGAAGAACTACGTGCAAGCGGGAAAGACTCTGACGCTGACGGCGCCCTATGCCGTCAGCTCGGGCGGCGGGGTGCTGGTCGGCTCGATCTTCGGCGTGGCTGCGGCCGGCGTGGCGAGCGGCGCCGAGGGGGAGTTCCAGGTGGAGGGCGTCTTCGACCTCGCGCGCGAGACCGGCGCCGGCACGGCTTGGTCGGCCGGTGATCTCGTCTACTGGGACAACACCAACAAGCGCGCGACCAAGACCTCGACCGGCAATAAACTGATCGGCGTTGCGGTCAAGGCGGCCGCGGACGGCGCGTTCCTCTCCTGATGGCGTTCGCCGATTCGGTCGGTCGGGCTGACGAGGCCTGCCTGCGCGCTTTCGGCCGCCAGGTCACCTACACGCCGGCGGCGGGCGATCCGTTCACGGTTACGGGCATTGTGGACAGCGGGGCTCGGCCTGAGAATGCGGCGCCGGGCGTCTATGCGCTGCTGTTCGTGCGGGCGGCGGCCTTCGTCGAGCCGCCCGCACGGGGCGATGAGGTCACCGTGGACGGCTCCATCTATAAGGTCGTGGATCTTGAAGCTGACGCCGAGGGCGGCCTACGGATGGTGCTGCATTTCAACCGGGCGGTGTGATGCCGGGGTGTGCGACATAAGTGTGGGTGATCAGGCGGCTCGGGAGTGCTCGGCCCAGTAGTCTTCGAAGCGGCCGCTGAGGCGGCAGCAGCGCAACGCCAGGATGGC